CACGTCAGCCACCCACACGTTGGGGTTCTCCTGATCGGACCAGGCGATCTTGCGTGGGTCGCCGCCGGCGCCGAGCAGCACGACGTGGCGTTGATCCGTCACGATCACGCCGCGGTTCTGGTCCGGCGCGCCGGTCACCAACGCCGCGGGTGTCGCCGGCGTCAACGGGCTCCACCGGTAGAGGTGCCCCTCCTGCGTCGGCACGACCATCAGATCCTCGCCAAACGTGTCCATCGACCACCGGTCGCCCATGGTCGCGGCGATGTCCTGCGGCCCGATGTCGCCGGCGTCCCGTCTGGTGCCGTAAGCGTCCGAGCCGTAGTCGCCAAGCCCATACCCGACCAGCGCGCCGGGCGGGTCGAGCGGGCCGACACCGGCGGGCGTTATTACGTATAATGTCTCGGTATCAAACCGATAAGCATAGAGCCCGGTGTCGCAGCCGTAGGCCGCCCAGCGCACATGCTGGTTGTCGTGCCACGTCAGAATATCACGGGGCGGCCCAACCTCGCCCAAAACGCTGGCGGTTATCCCCACGCAGCCGCCGATGGGCTGGATCTGGCCGCCGCGGAACCTGACGAGGTTAACGTCGTACCACCGCCCCGGTGTCGCCTCTGACGTGGCGTTCCGGACCACGCCCGGCGGGGGTGCCTGTGGGACGCGTGGCATGGCTTAGTGCGGTCCCCTGGACGGGCTCGATATGACCCGCCGCGTGGCCGGCATCAGCAGCGCCTTCAACGCGGCGAGCTCTTCGCGAATGGCCGCCATCTCGTCGTTGGCGTCAGCGAACGAAGCGGGCGCCGGGGCGGCGTCGAGCACGGCGCGCGTGGAAGCTTGTTGGCCCGCATATATTATCTTCGTAACGACAAGAATGGGGTTCAGGACCTCGAACGGGTAGCCGCCGCCGCCGAGGTTGACGTTGTGCGCGTGGTTGCCATCCGCGTAGATGCCGTGCTGGTGCGCGGGGACGGTGGCGGTATGAGCGTGGCTCCCGTCGCCGTAGATCTGATGGTAGTGGCCGCTGCTGGAGCCGCCGGTCGTGAAGCTGTGTTGATGATTGGCCGCGCCGCCGCCGCTGGTCGAGGTCGCCACGGCCGCGTTGCCGGCGCCGCTGCCCGTCGCGATGTTACCGCCGGAATGTCCGGCCTCAAGCACCTGATGCGTGTGCTCGCCGGTGAAGTTGGTGACGCCGGAATGCGTGTGATCGGCGCTGATGGGGCCGGTGAAATCACCGTGCGTATGCTGGCCGTTCACGTCGGTGGGGGCACTCCACGGCCCCGCCGTGGTCGTGACGCCAGAGTGACTGTGCGTGCCCTGGTAATCGGTGACGAGGTTGTAGGCCGGCAGATACGCCTGCGTTATGTTGTTGTAGACATTGCCGAATTTCTGGCCGAGCGCGTATGCCGTGCTGGTGCCGATCTGATCGATGACCGTGCCGGGGCCGACGGTCGAGCGGCCGTTGAGCGAGGGCAGGGCGAAGGTGGTCGAGCCGTCACCGGCGCCGTAATACGTGCCGATCACAGCGAAAAGGTTGCTGTAGGTAACGCGCGAAATCAGCCGGCCATCCGCGATCAGCCACCCGCTCGGCGCGTTGGGGCCGGCGAAATCGGCGATCATGCCGATCGGCGCGGACTGCGAAACGTAGGTGTCCAGCGTGTCCCAGTTGATGTTCGTCTTGGAACCCCAACTATCTCTTGATGCCCCAACCTCGGGCTTAATGAGCGCCAGGACGGCGGTGGTGGTGTCCGGCATCAGCGCACCCCGGCGGGCGGCTTCATCGCCGTGGGCGGCGTGACCAGGGTCGTTTCCACGCTATCGTCGGCCGTGCTGATGAACCACGTCCCGGCCGGGTCGCGCGGCACACGGAAAAGCCAGCCGGCGATTCCCCTTGTGCCACTCCACCCGCCATTGCGCCGCCAGAAATCCCGCCTTGTGCCGGTGGACGGCGGGACGGTGTGCGGTCGCGCCGGGTTGGGTAGGTTGGCGTAGCCGTAATGGTATTTGCCGTCGGCGGCGACCCATTGCGGGTCCCCCGGCGGGGTCTGGGTCATCTCGCCCGCGTTGGTTGGCATCTCAGGGGTTCCTCATGGTTTCAAGGGCGTCCAGCCTGCCCGCCAGCGCCTTGACGGCATTGACCAGGGCGAACAGCAGTGCCGTGGTATCGAGGCTTCTAAGGTCGCTCACCGGCTCCCCGTCAATGAACCCTTCGCCCATCCGCGCCATCTCAGGCATGACCGGCTCAACCTCCTGCGCGATCAGCCCGATGAACTCCTGCCCCATTACGGCGGCGTGCGGCGAGGCGGCGTCTGCCGTCACCGCGTCATTGCCCTTGTAGCGATACCGCACGGGTCGAAGCGCGATAACCTCCGTCAACCCGCTTTCATACTCGCCTTGTACGTCCTTGATCCTCGCGTCCGAGGTTGATGACCACGCGCCACCACCGGGTTTATAGGCGCCGCCGTTGATGCTGAAATTAGCTGACTGATCAACCATGGCGGAGCCGCCACCGTTCTGATTGTATAACAAGACGCTGCCGGTCGCGAATTGCCAGAACACCGCGCCGCGTCCGGCGCCGGAGCCATCAAGAAACGTCAGTCCGGTGTCGTTACCGGTCGTCTTCACGCTCATGCCGCCGGAGAACGCGGGGTTCACGCTCGGCGCGCCCCCGGCTCCTGTGACATCGGCCAGAGTCAGCGTCACGGCGCCGGCGCGGGTATTGAACGATTTAACGCCAGAGCTGTCCTGCACGGTCTTGATCAGCGTATCGAGCGCGTCGGCGTTCTGGTTCCAGTGCGTGCCCCACATGTCATCGTCGGCGCCGGTGACGGGCTTCTTCAGAGCGAAGTTCGGGGTAGTAGAAAAGCCGCTCATGCCGCCGCGCTCCAGATGCCCGGCGAACAGGCCGCCGGTGGCTTCCACATATTCGATGCGCCGGGCGACCGCTCGTAAGCGCCGACGCCGAACGAACCCACGCCGTAAGATCGCGGCTTCGTCGTCAGGCGCGGCGCCGTCCCATTGCCGCCGCATATGCCACTCGGCGTCCATACGCCCACCGAGCAGGGCGAGGAGATGATGAACGTCGCGGGATACCGCTCATACGGCCCCGTGGAGTAGCCGCCGACGCCGTAAGCCCGAGGCCCGCTCCTGGCCATCAGGTCGGCACCACGTCGCCGGCCCACACGCCCAGCACGGCGGCGCTCTCGGCCGGGTCGGAGGGCATCAACCCATATTGCGACGGGTCGAACTTCTCCACGTCCTGGCCGGTGCGGATGTGCATGTAGTACTTCGACGGATCGCCCCTCGCCGGCACGTCGATCGTCTTACCGTCCATGTCCTCGTAGCTGCTCGCCGCGCTGCCGGGGCGGCCGATCCACGCCGTCGGGTCGGGCGCGGGTTTGGCGAGATCATCGGCGGGCAGCGGCGTGACGACGGCGCCGCTGGCATCGCGCGGGTCGCCCAGCGCGTTGCCGGGCAGCGTGCCGGAGGGCAGGCCCAGCTCGATCCGCAGCGCGGTCAGGCCGGTCAGGGCCTTGTCCAGGCCCGTGCGCGGGAACGTCCAGAGATAATCCATTACGTCGTCACCTGTTGCATCTCAGCGTCGGGCAGGACACGGGGCCAGTATTGTATCACACGGATGTGGCCGTAATTCGACAAGGCGGGATTAACAGCAGTCATGAAACGGACACCATTGGTGGCATAGCCACCGTATCCCGTTGTAAGCGACGCGGATGATGCGACAGGACCCCCGCGCGTGCATACCTTAGCCTGTCCAACAGCCCATGTCGTCGCGGCACGAGTTACAGTGTTCGCGCTTACGGTTGTCACCGCGTTCATCGCCGCGGCACCATCGAACTGGCCCACGGTGAACGCGGGCGCACCCGGCATGTGCAGGGCAGCGGTATTCGCGAGCGCGCCTTGGGTTATGATCCGCCCCGCTGGTGCCGCCGATGTCGCATCGATGAAATCGAACTCCGCTTGCCATGATCCGGCTGTGGCGGAATACCACGGTGTCATGTTCGCGGATGGGATCACGCAACTGTCAGCCGCGCGTGTCACCGTTGATCCGGTCGTTAAAATAAACGATGTCGGGAAGCCGCCCAACTCAAGTTGCATTCCCCACGCGAAAACAGTGCCACCTGTCGTACTGGTCTGTCCGACCGTATCGCGTAGATCGGTGCCGACACAGAATGCCCAACCTAACGCGGACAGTGTCGATGTCGTGAGAACATAACGCCGCCATTGGGTTGTCAGCGTGATGCGTGGCGATGAATACCAGGTGCTACCCGCCACCGCTGAAACATACAACTGTTCCCCGCCCGCGTTTCCTCTTAGCCAGACGCTGAATGTATAAACGGCTGCCGTTACGACCGTGGACTTGTTAAAGAAACTCAACGCACCCGCGCCCGTAACAGCGGGATACACAAC